CTTTGGTCAGCTACAAAGAAGTCAACGCGACAAGAGGTAAAGTCGTTCGGGCGGAGCCGATAGCCGCCCTGTACGAACAAAACAAAGTTCACCACGTCGGTGGATTTAAAGACCTTGAAGACCAGATGTGCCTGATGGGTCCAGAGGGTTACGTTGGCGAGGGTTCGCCGGACCGTGTTGATGCTCTAGTGTGGGCGCTCACGGACTTAATGTTAGAACAAGATAACACGTGGGAAGGGACGCTTTAATGTGGTTAGATGGTCTTAAAAACATAATCGCAAACTTGAATACCTCCCGCGATAAAGCCAGCCATTCCACTTACGAGGAAATCACGGTTGATGACGAGCAACTCGTTGCCATGTACCGTTCCTCCGCAATCGCTAAGAAGATAGTGGACCTTCCTGCGGAAGACAGTCTGCGCGAATGGCGCGAATGGTCTGCTCCCAAAGAACAAATCTCCTTGATTGAAGCAGAAGAGAATCGCCTCGGTCAACAGGCAGCGTACATCAAAGCGAGCAAGCGAGCAAGATTGTTTGGAGGGTCTGCAATCTTTATTGGCACAGGCGATAACGATTTAGAGGAACCACTCAACCCAGAGCGCATCTCCAAGGGCGGGGTCAAGTACCTCACAGTCCTCAGCCGCCATTCCTTGATGGCTGGCCCGCTGAACACTGACCCAAGGGAAGAGACCTACGGTAAGCCAATCCATTACGAAATGACCACAGACTTCGCCATGCTTACGATTCACCCTTCACGGCTCGTGATCTTTAACGGGGACGAACTGCCTGACGAACGGTATTCCGGTTCCCGCCTTGGGTGGAGTGATCCAATACTGCAATCGGTGTTGACTGAGGTCCGGAACCTTGATGCCACCGTCGCAAACGTCGCCAGCTTGATTTTTGAAGCAAAGATTGACGTGATCGGCATTGATGGATTCAACGAGGGTCTTCGCAGCGGCGGTCGTGCGTACGAGCAGCTCGTCCTTACTCGAGCAGCCTTGACCTCTCAAGGTAAAAGTATCAACGGAACTATGGTCACAGACGCGAAAGACATTTACACTCAGAAAAGTGCCAGCTTTTCCACACTACCCGACATCATGGACAGGTTCATGCAACTTACCAGTGCCGCAGCTTCAATCCCGATGACGCTGCTCTTTGGTATGTCTGCGGGGGGTCTCAACGCTACTGGCGAATCAGACACACGTGGTTACTATGACCGCGTGAAGGTATTGCAAACGCTGGAGATCACACCTGCTTCCCATATTCTGGATGAGTGCCTAATTCGTTCCGCATTGGGTTCCCGCCCACCTGAACTTCACTACGTTTGGCGTCCGCTTTGGCAACCTACTACTAAGGAGCGGGCAGAGACTGGTAAGTTGATTGCAGATACGTTCAAGATTGTCAGCGATCTGGAAGTGCTGGACCCTGAAGTTATAGCAGAGGCTCTGGTCAACGGTTTGGTCGAGAATGGCCTTGCGGCTGGATTGGAATCAGGCGTCATTGAATCCGACGGTGAAGAAGAGCCGGACGGTAACGACGCCCTAGATGGAGATGAAGAATGACCCTTCAATTTACAGACCTCGCCACATTGTCACCGACCCGCACCATTGATGGCGGATACCTAGTCACGGAGGCCTTCGCGGTCCGGTCCGGCGTGCAGGTGTACAACGGCTCAGAAGTCGGGCTGCTGGATTGGGCCACCATTCGGGTGTACCGCCCTGAATCAGAGGTTCGCAGCCCTGCGAGTTTGCAGACGTTCAGTCACGCCCCAATCACAATGGGTCACCCCAACGTGCCAGTGACCAAAGACAACTGGAAAGACTTGGCCAAGGGTGAAGTCAGCACTGAAGCGACTTGGGACGATGGCAAGATTAAATTGCCTTTGATTCTAAAGGACGCAGCGGCAATCACTTCGGTCAATGACGGTACTCGCCAACTCAGCGCCGGATACACTGCCACATTAGAATTGTCTGATGGGGTGTCGCCAGATGGTGAACCTTACGACGCTATTCAGCGTGACATCAGAATCAACCATCTAGCCCTCGTCCTTCGTGGTCGGGCTGGTGACGAATTCCGTATCGAAGACGGTGCGGTTCATTGGGGTGTTAAGCCCTGCCCCTCAACCAGTAGTCTAAAGGATGATAACATGACACTGATCAATGTGGTTCTGGGCGACCGAGCCGTTCAAGTCGCAACGGCTGACGGTCCCGCCGTAGAACTCTTCAAGACGAACGCAGCCAAGGCAATCGCCGACGCTGCCACTGAACACACCGCAGCTATCGTCGTCAAAGACGAAGAGATCGGTACCCTCAAAGCAGCCAACAAGAAATTGACGGACGCTGCAATGACACCAGACAAGCTGACCACCCTGATCGCAGATCGTGTGGCTTTGGAAACGTCCATCAAAGCTATTGCCCCAAAACTGGAATGCGCCAACGTATCCGACGCGGACCTCCGCAAAGGTGCGGTCGCTGAAGTGTACGGCGACGACATGGTCAAGGACAGTTCGGAAGCTGAGATCTCCGGTATGTTCAAAGCTCTGGTACATGACTCGGCCAAGGAGATCGATTCGTTTGCCGACACGGTGACCAAGGGCAAACCCTTTAAGGTTGCCGACGCTGATCCGTGGGCGAACTTCACCCCAAAGAAGGAGGCGTAAGCCATGACTATCCTCACAGAAGGCGCACGGAACGCCGCATTCGCCATTTCCGAAGCACCAGACTACTTTTCCCGCGATGAAGGGACTGTGGTCAGCGGCGCTACTGTCCTGAAGGGCGGTACAATCCTCGGCCGGATCGTAGCAGGTGCGGCAGTCGGTGCAGCCGTAGCGGGGGGTACTGGCGACGGTACTATCACCGTTGACGGCACAGACCCCACTCTCGCAGGAGCTCAAGAGGGCGTCTACACGGCGATCTGTATCGCCATCGGGACGAACACTGGTACGTTCGAAGTCAATGACCCTTCTGGCAACTCGCTTGGTCAGGTTATTGTCGGCGCAACGTTCGCCAATCAAATCAAGTTTGTCATCAACGACGGTGCGACAGACTTTGCTTTGCTGGATGCGTTCACCATCACGATCGCAGCAGGTTCAGGCAACTATCTCGCCTACGACCCGACCGCCACCACCGGAGCTGAACAGATTGCTGGTATTCTGTTCGTTGAATCAGTAGGGACCGTGAAACGCACGATCGTTACTCGCGCAGCACAAGTCACGGGGTCTGACCTGATTTATCAGGACGGTGCCGACGCCGCTGCAAAACTCGTCGCCAATAACGCACTCGTTGCGCTTGGCATCATCGTTCGCTGAATAAGGAGCCGATAAAATGGCCACTATGGATATCTTTAACAACTCTGCATTCAGCACGACTTCGTTGTCTGGCTTTGTGCAGAAAATGGACTACGTTCCCCAGCTTCTGGGTTCGTTGAATCTCTTTCAACCAACTCCGGTTCGCACGCGGAACATTTTCGTAGACCGCACCACGGGGGGTCTCACTCTGATTCCCGCTTCTGCTGATGGTGCGCCACCTACGCCACAAGCGACTGAAGGCCGTGAGGCCATCCCTCTGCGGACTACACGCCTTGCCAAAGGTTTCACCCTGTACGCTACTGAGCTGGACGGTATTCGCGCCTCCGGAACAGAGTCAGAGCTGATGGGTGTGCAGGCAGAGTACAACAGCCGTATGACGCGCATCCGCGCTGATATGGAACTGACCCACGAGCACCACCGCCTCGGCGCGTTGCAGGGTCTGCTTTTGGACGCCGATGGCACTACGGTGATCTACGACTATTCCACGCAGTTCAACGAAGCCATCCCATCGGCAACCTCGTTCGAACTGGACGTCGCAACCACGAACGTTTTCAGCGTCTGTACGACCATCGCTCGCAGCATGGCGCGTTCAGGCAAAGGCGCTTTGGCAGGGGCTTCTATTCACGCGCTTGCTGGCGACGCCTTCTACGACGCTTTGATCTCTCACCCGAACGTGGAGAAGTTCTACCTCCAACAAGCCGCAGCTCGCGATTTGATGAACGCTCAGGGTCAGATCTTTGAATCGTTCCGCATCGGTGGCATCACGTTCCACAACTATCGCGGCACGGACGACAACAGCACGGTGGCCATCGCCGTGGACGAAGCCAAGTTCTTCCCGATTGGTGGGCGTGAAATCTTTAAAGTGGCATACTCGCCTCTTGAGGCTATGGGTTTCGTTAACACTCCTGGCCAGCCGATGTATGCGATGAACATTCCAGACCGCGACAGGGGCATGTTCACAAAGGGTGAGCTTTACAGCTATCCCTTGTACGTTTGCCAGCAGCCGCGAGTTCTGCGCAAAGGTACGCTCACGTGATCGTGACTGCGACAAATCCCACCTCAACAGCAAAGGCCATCCTTATCAAGGGTGGCCACGCTATCGTGGGTCCAGGAAAGATCGTCGAGATCGACGTTCAATTCGGGAAAGAAAAAGCCGCGTTTTACGAAGCGGCTGGAATTGTGTTTACTGCTTCTTCGTCAACCACACCTGTTGATGAACTTGTGGTACACGGTACAGCCGCTCCTGTGGTCGCTCCTGTGGCCCCTCCCCCACCTACGGCCCCCGTGGTTGCTGCTCCGCCTGTAGCCGACGCCCCAGCGACCCCAACAACCCCCGCCAAGGTGAGTGAGCCCACTAAACCCCCGAAGTCGAAGAAAGATTAAACCCATGTATGGAACAGTCGCTGGCCTTATTGCATACTATGCTCTTCGTGGAGTGGTTATCGTAGACGAAGCCGCTACCACTCAGGCGCTCTATCGGGGCAGCGACTATATCCGGACGAATTACGTTCTCCGGTTGGCTCCTACATTCACAGCGACTTCGCCAGAAGTAATAGAGGCTTCTTACATCGCCGCCTCTTACGAATTAACTACTGTAGGTTTCTGGGCCAAAGTCTACACGCCTTCACAGGTGCGCGTGATCTCTAAAGTGGAAGGGATTTCCTTTCAGCCTGCGTCCTCCGGTAACAACGCCGATGCCCGCTCGCACGTTCCTAGGTCGCCAGCTATCGAGGCCTTATTCGTTGGGGCGTCCATAGCCAACCTCGGTCCGTTACTGGTATGAGCGCGGGAACAGAGTTGGCCGCTGAGGTCAGTGCAGCCATAGCAGAAGCTACCGCTGCAGTCGGCGATGGCTCATTGATAGGCACAATCAAAAGGAAAGGCGCGATAGTCGGGGGAACAGATTACTCCCCAATCTACGGCGACCCGATCCTTCACGCTTTCAATGTTGTGATTGGAACGTTTACTAATCGGGAACGGGAAGGGACTGCGATACTGGCCACCGACATTAAGATCACTTGTGGCGTCGGCGGTACGATCCCAGTTATCTCTGATACGATCTCCGTCGGCGACGTTGATTATAAATTGTATGGGGCCGACCCTGTTAGGACGGGCGGAGTTGACCTGTTGTTTACACTCTGGGCTCGACGTTGAGGACTGTATGGGATGACTACCCTGAAGTCTGTAAGGCGTTAGAACAAGCGGCTTATGAGCGAGGGGTCTACCTAACATTGGCTTGGCTGATAAGTTTCTATTCTTTGAAGGATAAAACCAATGACCCAGATAAGAGACATCAACAAACTAATTGACACACTGGACCCCGTTGTGCGCGGTGCTTTTAGAAAAGCCATCAAAGGTATTACGAGTGACGTCCAAATCGGTTTGTTAATAGAAGCAATTAAAAACGGCAACGTAGAAAACGCCCTCAGACTACTGAACATAGACGGTTCTTACTTCCGCCCACTGGACGAGTCGTTACGGTCTGCACACTTAGCCGCTGCGGACTTTACTTTCGCGAGTGTTCGCACAGCGGGGGCCAGAAAAGG